CCCCCCGCCCCCCCCCCCGGGGGCGCGGGGGGGAATCTAGGGGCTAGGGGAGGGGTAGGGGCATGGACGGACTGATGTTCACCATCGCGATAGCCGCAGCTGCCTGCGTGCTGATCGGCCTGGCACGTCTCGCGGCGTGGGTCATTGACCGTCGCGAAGAAGACAAGTCCCGCGTTATCCGTGAAGCGTCGATTATCGCCATGTCGCGTTCCGAGGTGGACCGTGGCTGATTCCGTCCGACTCATGCTTGCTTGCCAGCCGTCCAACGAGGGCTTTTCCCCGGTCTCGACCGGTGAAAAGGGGCAGCAGGCGGTGCAGATTGGCCCGGGGAGTAACACGGGCCAAAAGGGTCAGCAAACCGCGATCATCGACTACCTGACCCTTGTGATGCCCCAAACCGCTGTTGACGATTTCCGCTGTTCGAACATTGAGCTGCTGCTGTGCAAGCTGTTCGGTTTTCGTGGCGAAGTTCGCGCCGGTCCCCTGCGCGAGAAGAACTGGAACTTCTACGCTCTGTCCGCCGTCCTGATCGACCGTGAGGGCGAGCTGGTAGGTCGAATCGGCGTCAGTGGCAACAAGGAAACGATCTGCGTCAGTCTCACTGGGGCTGGCTGCAAGTGGGTGAAGGACTGGGTGCATGTACACCGTCAGGCGACCATGCTGCGCGCCCGTATCAGCCGCGTTGACTGCGCTCACGACGACTACGAAGGCACCCGACTCAATGTGCACGCGTTGCGCGACCGAGCCGCTGCCGGTGATTTCTGCGAGGGCGGTTGCCCGCCCAGGCATCGCTTCATGTCCGACGAAGGTCACGGGACGGGATCGACGCTGTACGTCGGCGGCAAAGGCCACAAAGAGCTGTGCATCTACGAAAAAGGTAAGCAACTCGGCCTGCCTTCGTCTCCATGGGTGCGCGCCGAAGCTCGCCTCTACGGCAAGCATGTCGAAGTGTCTCTCGATGTTCTGCTCGACCCCGGTGCACACCTTCGCGGAGCTTACAGCGTCATGGCGGAACTGATCGAGGGCGTGTGCACCCGGCTCAAAACGATTCGTAAGCAAGTCGAAGTTTCTGCTGAGGCGATGGTGCTCTGGATGGAGCGACAGGTCGGCCCGGCACTCAATGTCCTGCGCGGTGCGTTCGGCCACTCATGGCCCGACGTATGCGAGGCACGCATCCTCCGTGACGGTCACCCCGGAAGGTTTCGCGGTATTGCCAAGGGTGACGCCCTCCATAAATTCGTGAGAGAAGAACTATGCCCATCTGCCGCGTAAAGTCCGCTGCCGTCGAAGAGCAGCATAACCAGAAAACCCAGACCATCATGCGCTCGCAGATGGCGGGCCTCGACCTGGGCAACGGTTACGAGCTGCCCTTCCGCGTCGGTCTCGGCCAGCGTCCCGCGTATCCGCCGGGCGAGTACGACATTGACCCGAAGTCGTTCGCGTTGGGCCAGTACGGCGACCTGACGCTCAAGCGCTACGTCGATCTGGTTCCGCTGGGCAATAAAGCCGCGCCGCCGCCGGTAAAGGCATAAACCATGGCCGTGCTGATCCCCGCGTGCCTTGAATCCGATGTGGACACGGCCACGGGGACCTGCACGGCCGTGATGTGGATTCCTCAACCGGGCTTGTTGCCGGACCTGCCCATTGAGGATGCGCAGTTGATAGGGGCAAAGATCGCGCTCCTGTGGGCTGTGGCGTACGTATTCCGGCTCATCCGCAAGAAAATCCAACAGTCCTAGGAGGACATAGCAATGCGCAAGTTCATGAAGGCCCTCAAGGGCAAGACCGCTGCCGTCGCCACCGTTTCCGCCGCTGCCCTGGCATCGGCCCCGGCCTTCGCCACCGGCGGCGGTGGTGTGGACGTCGGCGACGTGGTGTCGGCGATCAACGGCGCGGCTGCGCCCATCGCTGCCATCGGTGGTGCGGTGCTGACCATTCTGGTCGGCATCAAGGTCTACAAGTGGGTGCGTCGCGCCATGTAACGGCCACCGGGGGGCAGGGCCGACTCCCTCCCCCCGGTCTTCTTCGGTAGTACCTGGACACAGTGGGGCATGCGGTGGAAGGGGGGATCTGGCTCGGGGCGGGGGTGGTGCGTTGCTTGCGCGATTCTCTTCGTGGAATTTGACTGATGGCTTTCTTCCTCCGGCGTTTTGGCGCTCTGGTCTCCGTTGCAGTCGTCGCGCTGATGCTCCCGCTATCCGGTCGGGCACAGTCGATGTATGCAGACGAAGGTCAGGCCTACAGTGCCTGCATGGTGAAAGCCAACGCCGACGTTGCTGCTTCACCCACGCTGCGTAGAAATCCCATCTGCAAAAAGAGCAACGTAACGGGAGACCCAACGCCGGGTAGCTTCTGGGCGTGTTTCGACACACGCAACTCGACCTCGCTGCCGTGGAACACTGCCAAGGGTTGCACCAGTCGTTTCG